GCAATGTACTTATTTACAAAGCCAAGCTGATTCTTCTCCATGTTCCAAGTGCCGACGACATTACCCTCTGCGTCAACGGCCTCGAAAGGTTTGAAGACATCTTCACCAACCCGATACCAGTCACCTAATGGCTTGGCGATAAAAGCAGCGCTTGATGGGCCTTGCCCTGCCGAATACTCAGAAGTGCTGAGTAGCTCTACTTCCTCTCCGGTGTTTGCATCTGTTCCAAAATATCGAGTAGGAATATATGCTTCGTCAGAGGTCAGTAAAGTCTCTGGCGTTCCTGGTACAACCCGAATGTCGGTGTACTTAGCCATTACCGCCCCCCAAGAAGGCCACTAACCCAGTTGGTTACATTACTTGTTGTCTGCGGGAATAAGTTCGCAGCAGTCCCTGCGATGTTCAGCACCGAACCTAGATTGCCGAGGAAAGCATTTCCTTGTTGTTGTGGCGCTGCGGTCATACCACTCAACGGATTTCCGTAAATGCTGGACATATATCCAGAGAGTTGTTGATACGGGAGTTGTTGAGCGTAGTTGTATCGAGTGATCGCTTCTTGCAGAGGTTGACCAGCAATTGCTTCTCTCTGTGCGCCCACTTGCGCCAAAGCCTGTGCAGGCAAGAACTGTTGAGCGTAGAACTGAGGCGCTTGTGCGGCAGTGCTAAGGCGGGTAGCCAAAGACTGTTGTTGTGCGTTTGCAAGTGCCTGTGCCGCACTCATCTGCTGACCGAACTGTTGAGCCTGTGCGCCCTGAAGTCCAGCAGCGCCTGCAAGGATGTTTCCGTAACCAGTCTGCTGAAGACCTGCGATCTGACCCAAGATTCCAGCCTGCTGACCAACACCCGCCTGACGCATCTGCTCGGCAGTTTGAGCAGCACCAAGTTGCGTTTGAAGATTCTGTGCTTGCGCTCCGAACAGTTGACCTTGAAGGCCAGCAGCTTGAGCAAGTTGGGCCTGACGAGTAGCCTCTGCAGTTTGTGCTGCTTGCAGACGGTTTGCCAAATCTTGTTGTGATAGTCCAGCAAGTTGACCACGAGCAGCCTCTTGGAAGCCTCTCTCTTGTGTGTAGGTCTGTTGTCCGATCTGTGTAGCAATATCTCCGACTGCCCTTGCTGCGGCCTCTGTAGCCCTTCCAATTGCCCTCTCTTGCGCTCCTGATCCATAACGACCAGCAGCAGAAAACTGAGCCGAAAGTGCAGGTAAGGTCTGCTCTAGGAACTGTTCTGTAATTGGACGAGTAGACTGCTCTATGAATCTCTGCTGGTAGGGTGATCCAGTTAGGAATGATCCAGAAACAACATCTTGCACACCAGGAAGGGCGAGGTTCTGAAACTGGCCTGCTTGCACTCGTCCGTAGATGTCCGACACCCCAGGCATAGCCTGACCTGCTAGACCTTGAATCCCTGCGGTAGAAGGTAATCCAATTCCCCCTGCGGCTTGTGTTAGTGCGGTAGGAACCTGAGTTGCTGCTTGGGGAGCTAATGCCTGTAGCTGAGTAACATCAGGCGTGAACTCACCTGCTGCTGCTCTTTGAAAAGCAGAGATGCCAGGTTGTGTTGCACCCAAGTTATAAAGATTCTGAAGGTTCTCTTGCCCGTATACAGGTGCATTAAGACCCTGCAAGAACGCACCTTGAGCGCCAATGAGTGCTGGGTTAGGAGCGCTTGCAATGGCCTCTTGAGCAGATAGAGCAGCTAAAGTCTGTTGACTAGGAGAAACATACATCTGCCCTGGATAGAGTTGAGGCCCACCAGTCTGCGTGAAAAGACCTCTTGCTATGCCCAGAGCTTCTTGTAGGTAAGGTGAGATTGTTGGGTCAATGCGTGACTCGCCTGCGGCAGCGGGAAGTGGCGAGGTTATTGATGATATTGGTGGAGTTGTTGCTGGCGGTGTTACGGTTGGCGGTGTAACAGTTTGACCTGTCAATGATCTCCAATCTTGGTCAGACTGCACGCCAAATTGAGAATTTGCAGCAGCACGAATTTCTGCGTCAGTATACCCATTTGTTAGCAGACCATTGTAATATGCTCGCTTTTGATCTGCGGTCATTGTTGCAATGTTGGGCGGGAATGTAATTGGAGGTTTTGTAACAGGCGTAGGAGTTACTGGAGTAGGAGTAACAGGTGTAGGGGTTACCGGAGTTACGGGTGCAGGAGTAACTGGAGTGGGGGTTACAGGAGTAGGGCTTAAAAGGTTGGCGGCTGCACTCGTCAGAGCGCTCCAGTCTGTGTTCGTTTGAAATCCAAGTTTTGCATCAGCAGCATTACGAATCTGTTGCTCTGAATACCCAGCCGCACGAAGTTGGTTGTAATACTGGGCTTTAGACTGAATTGTGTTGCCAGCGGCAGCAGGGTTGAACCAAGGAAATTGATCTGTATTCCCAGTCAAAAATTGTTGACCAACAGAGGTCAAAGACTCACCAGCATCCACTGCTCCTTGCAAAAATCTGCGAAGCTCATTTTCATCAACAGATGTACCAAACTCACGCTCATAAAAATTGCCGCCTCGCAGATCAGCAGTTCTTCCAAGATAGCGTGTGTACAACTCTGCAATATGGGGGTCTACAGATGTGTCATTCTGCGTACTTCCAGGTGTGAACCCAGCACTCAGCATATAGTTAATGTCTGCTTGCGGAACACCAGCGCCAGTAAGCTCTTCAATCGTTGCGCCAACACTGTTGAACCAACTAATCTTCTGGGCTGGAGAGTATGAACTCCATCCATTAGGCAACATATTGGTTAGATTTCGTGCCATGTCTTTATCCTATCAAGATATAAGCGTAAGTCTTATCTGCCGTTGAATTAGCGTAGTGACTAATCGTTGCCTGCCCATTCTGTTGAGCAGATACATAAATGTTTGAATAAGCCATTGGTGCAATGTACTGAACAGTCAGAAATATAGAAGGGGTCTCAGGAATGTCTGGTGTTACGCCTGGTGAAGCAGTTACTGCTGCGAAATGCTCCAGAACCACATCTAGATCACTTGGTCTCCAACAAAGTTCTAAGTAGTCGTTTGCGTCTATGTCAAATAATATGGTCGTGACCGCAATTAGATGAGATGGAATAGAAGCCGACTTCCTCGCAGGGATGCTAAACACAGAATTAGACTTCGCTATGTCTGTGCCATTCTTTCTATACCAAATATTAATTGACTCTGTGGCGTTGGTCGTGTTCTTGAACTGAATCGAGTACTGAACTGCGTATATCCCTGAGTTCCTAAAGTTAATCCTTGAACTGTTACTTAGATACACCCCGTTTGTTAGGTCGGTGGTGCTGTAGGACATGACCTGTGCCGTACCCAGAGAGGTAGCGGTTTGGTCGGTGTCGTCAGAGAACTGCCCGTAGGGAGCTGCGTCTTCTTCTGCCGCACTCGAAAACGGAATCAAGACAATCTTTGTGTCCGGTGAGATACGAGCGTCGTAGAGTGTCGTGGAGGTAGCGTTTCCAGTCGCCAGGGTGATTGTCCCCGTACTGTTGATCTTCCCGTCCATGATGTTATTCACAATCTCTGCGACGGAACGAGGATCACCTCCAATCGGAGGAAGCCTGCGAAACATTACCGACTCCCTGCTGGCTGCATCTCTAAGTCAACACCGATTGCAGTTGTCCAGTTATTTCCGGTGGGCGTAACTCGAATCCGATGATACTTTCCTACAGACCTCAAACCTACTCGGTTCTCAGAATCAGCAGCGGTCTGTGATCCAAAGCTCGGCTGCTGATTTAATAGAAACCTACTAGCAATTCCGACTGTTGCACTTCCATCATCCACAATTGGTTTGGCAAGTGTAATCATCATCGCTTGGCCCTCTCCCAAATCAGAGGTCTCAATAACACCTGTTTTGTTTGCACCAGAAAAGTTGATGATCTTTGTGTCACTTACACCTGAAAGCGTGAGCTTTCCACCTAAAAAGATACGGGCATCCAGAGAGAACGGCAGAGCGTCTATAGAGGTTGAATAAGCATCCAATCCTTCTTGTGTAACCCCTGGTGTCGAAGAAGTGGCAATCCGGTCTACAGTCGAATCTGCGTAACTCCATCTTTGAGTCTGTGGATGATAGATTAGTATTCTGTAGTTCTGCTGAATACTTGGATAGCCCCACATCACTAAATTGCGATTTGGGTCTACTGCTGCGCTCATCTGGGTCATAATCGACTCAGAGAGGTCGCCAAAGAAGAATCGGTTTACCTTCTCTGCTCCGATAGGCACAACATTCTGCCCATCACAAGCATAGAATCCGTCGTCAGACAAGAAGTAAGTAATACCCTGCCATTGGATCACTGAATTAGGTTCATAACACCCTCGATTGCGAGAGATGTTGTCAAACTGGAACACCAGAGGCGCACCTACATAACTCATGCGGTAGATTGATCGCTCACACAGAACAAGGCCAAACTCACCACCTGTTAAACCCGCTACCGCACCTCCGTCTGGTAAATCCTGAAAGTCTGCTTGTGTAACCGCAGAACTTGTCCAAGTTGTTGCATCGTTGATCCCAGACCACTGCACTCGGTTCGTGTTCGTCGGAGTCCGACCTGAAACCACGAAGTCCCGCACCACCGTCACGAATGACGCTTGAGGCGCATCTGAACTTAGGTTGGCAAAGTTAGCCGTGGTTGTGAGGTCGTAGTACTGGAGCGTGTTCGGAGAACCAGCAGCAATTAGGTAGTTGCCAAATTGTGTAAACCTCCACCTGTCGGTAACAGTTGTGTAGGTTAATGCACTTACATTGTCCAGAGATAAATCTGTAGAGTCTAAAAGATAAAGTAGCGTCGATCCTGAAGCGAACACCTTGGTAACGCCTGCGTTATTTACACCAGCCACTACATTATTCAGGTTCTGAGAAGCAGCAGCTGAATAGTCGGCAGAGTCAGGAAAAGGCCCATAACCTACGGCTCTGGGATAGACATTCTTAGCGTTCGTCAGCGCACCGACTACACCAGGCTGGTCAGGTAGCCACTCTGTGAAGGTTATCCGATTTGTTGCCATGAATTGCTTCCAGAACTAACTGTTGTCCAAGTCTCAGACCCCACAGAAACGGGTGTCCAAGTATTTGCCTCTGTTGTAATTTGTGTCCACTCTTCGCCAGGAATGTATCCACTTGAAGATAAAGTTCCTGTTCCGGTAATGTTTGCAGCGCTCTGGAGAATTAAGTTCCCAGTAGCAATCAGAGTTCCAAACCCTGTTATAGCACCGCTTCCTGACTCTAAAATGCCACCTAAAGCGGTTAGCGTCCCCAGTCCCGTAATAGTGCCGCTACTCGTTCTTTGTCGTAACGCTTCGGTTGTGAGAGTCCCCGCACCAGCAATGTCACCCCCAGAGGTGCGGATGCGATCTGCTCCAGTTGATAGAGTTCCAGTCCCCGAGATACTTCCTTCTGCGACGACTGTGTAATTTGCAGAGACTGTAACGCTTCCTGTGCCTGCAATACTCGCTGAGAACTCAAGAATACAGACATTAGGATCGGTCCAGACAGTAGAATCAAGACTAAATGCGAGAGTGTCTAGGTTCCCAAAGAGGTCTAATTGCTCTAGGGTGAACGGCCCACATAGGTCTGCCATTTAATCCAGCGTTGCAGTAAGGCTTCCAGATGGAATCTTGAAGATGTCGCCCGTCTCAATCGTCTTGGAGGTCGTCAAAGCAGTATGCATGAGCAAATTGCCCGAGGTTAGCGCATCAAAAAGCCCAATATGACTGATAGTCCCCCAGTTACCCGTGGCCTGGTCAAAGGTCACATCTGCGCTGGAGGTCGTGATTCCAGCAGCAGCCGTGGACACAGAGAGATTTTTGCGAGCATACGAGTTACCAGAGATTTCCGTTCCTGATCCAGCATCGGTGGGGTCGCTAGTAAACAGTCCCACATAAACAGTCGTAGGAGAGGTGTAGCTCACATTCTTAAGGATGTGGTCTAAAAGTTTATTTTCTAGGTAGTTTGATAGTTCAGCCATGTTTACCTCGATGCGACACGGATTTCCAAGGGAACGCCAGAGTACTCTGCGCCTTCATCAGACTCTGACAGGGTTAAAATTGCCTTTTCATAAAACGATGACCAGACCTGTAACCTTGCGTCATTCATTAGATAAGGCTCGGCCTCTAGTAAGGCTCCATAAAGCAGAGCGTCTGGTGCATTAGCCATAAAAGCATTAGACGGGTTTGAATCACTCAACACCGCAGGTTTTGCGTAATACAGCATCTCTAGCGTGTAAGCCGTATCGGGATAAGGAGCTAACACCAACTCAGACGCTCTCAAGGTGTAAAACTGAGGCTTGCCTGTTTCGTCTGCCCGAGCATTACGGGAGAACGCAGAAGGAGCCATGTAGGAGAGAACCTGACGAGGAGACCCTTGCACAAACAAATCCCTCATCTGAAGAAAGTCGCTTGGCAGGCCGACAGTCCGATCATTCCCAGTTGTGCTGGCGGTTACTGTCTCTAACATCTGCCGAATTCGTAATTGCCTCTGAAGGCGCAGTTCGGCCAGGGTAATAAAATCAGGAATGACGCTTGTTAGATCGCTTCTTCCGAGGTAACTTGCTACGCTCGTCTTTAGGTTTGTGTAATTCGTCAGAGCCATTTATGTCTGTCCAAGAATATGTGTAAGACCCAACATGACCGATTAAATTACTAAGGGCATGGTCACAAAAGGTATTAAATCCAGCATCGTAAGCCTGTATGCAGAAGTGGACATCCTCGCCCATAATTTTGTCGCCAGGCAGAATGTAGAACCAGAACCAAGGCTCCGGTGTCTTTCTGAATACCTCAGCCTTTACCAACATCACGCCACATCCAATGGCACTCACCTGCTCAACTTCTTTCTTATCCTTTGAGTCTACAGGCAACCATTCGTTAGTCTTTTCTTCTACATTGACCTTGAGATTCTTGGCGGTCGGTCTGACAGGATGACCTCGGGTTGTGGCATTCACCCCCACAATTGGCAGGTCTAATGAAACCAATCTTTCGATTGTGTCCTTCGGAAACCTCATGTCTGCATCAATGAAGAGAATGTAGTCACATCCCTCATTTAGAGCAGTTCTAACTAAGTTGTTACGCTGGTCAAATATTAAAGTCCCGTTGACTGTATAGATTGCTAATGATCCCTGACGGGTCTTTGCGTCATACGCACACATCACCGCCAAGTCAAAAGCAGTCCCTATCTCCATCTGGCCCCGAGAGGGGATGCAGATGCCTATCTTCATTAGACTCTCCCTGGTCGAACTCTGAAATATCGGTTCTCAGGATCGTTGAGGAAAGCCTTCATTGCTTTCTGGTCAACGATGTGGAACCCTCGGCATATCCCTCGCTTGTTCAGTTCTTGAAACACCGCAAGAGGAATACTCGCAATCCTCGTCCAGCCCTCACCCCAACGAGCTTTCTCGTCGGTCTGGGCATACAAGGCTTTGTTCTGTTCGATTAGGGCAGTTGCATCCTGTTGGGTCTCAATAATAAATGTATCGCCATCAGGCATATGCGCTATTTGGGTCATTCCCGTCAAGGGGTCATGACTGAGTATTTTCTTCATACAACCTCAAGAAAAATGTGGGGGCAGTTGCCCACCCCCACTCTACCACACTACTTAGGTTAGTGCTAGGTCAGCAACCAGGCCGTGAGCTGCTTCGTTACGGACTTCGAGGGTCAACTCAGCAAGAATCTGAGTTTTCTCGGAGTCACCCGTACGAGACAGTTCGTTGGTCTGGAAGGGACGCAGATACGCAAGCGCAGCGTACTCAGGATCGAGAACAAAAGCATCCTTGTCCGTCGAACGCATGAAGCGATCAGGAACGATCTGGAGAACTCCAAAGTCGCTCTGATACAGGTCAGCGCCAGCTAGGATCGTGATGTCGCCATTGGTGTTACTGTTGTAGCGATGCTGGGAAAGACCAGTAAATCCTGAAACTACTTGCTTGAGCGCAGGACGCACCACTAGCAGGGAAGGAGTACCGCCCTCGGTGAAGACTTCCTGAACAACATCCTTCAGAAGAGTCTCGGTAAAGGTACGGGTTGTGTTTGAATCACTCCGAACATCCGTTCCATTGCCTGTGGGGTTAGTACCACCAGCTTGCTTGCTGACATTGGTGGTGAGCCAAGAAAGAAGCGTACCCATCTTGCGGGTTCCCGTTGCGCCAGCATCACGAGCCTGGTTAGCCGAGATAATTGCCTCGATGTCCCTCTTTAGTTCAGCAGAAGCCTTGGCAAGCTGATAAGCCTTCTCAGACTTGCGGCCTGCTTTGTTTACTGCCTCCAGCGTCCCAGAAATCTGAACTGTCTTCTGGACGATCTGCGTATAGTTTCCAATACGAACAGTCGGGACTAGCGTTGCAGAAGTTGCGTCTGCTCCTTCCTCTGCGTAGTTAGCAATCGTAGCCGCTGAGAGTGAGTCTTTCTGCCACTCATGGAAAACTGCGGTTGCTTTGGTTTTACCGATCGAAGACATAATCGGTGTGTCTTGGGGGGAGATGTCATAGATGACATCGGCTAGGTCTTCACGAAGACCCTTTGCGGCATTATTGCCAAATGTGCCAAAGGTAGGCATGATTTATTCCTTTATAGAAAAGATTCAAATAGGCGGGCTGCGTCTCTGACCTTGCCCGATTTACGAACTTGTTGCTTGAGTTTCTTCGATTCCTCGCTCTGTCGAGTCTCAGGAGTCGATGTGCCAGGTCTTAACATCCTCGGGGCTTGCACTACCTTCTTGGTAGCGTCAACTTTGCCTTTCATGAGTTTGTCGT